CTATAATTATACAAGAACTTTATTTTGAAAATGGTAAAGATGCATATAACGAAGAATTTCGTTTACATAAACTATATGAAGAATTTAGTTACACTGGTGAACCAATTATGAAGAGTGGATATACTGTATTATATATAAATGATGTTCTAGGATTAGATGTGGCTACCAGCCAGTAGCCACATCATATTCAAATTAAAGTTGGAAAACTCCCAGTGGGGTTGAAAGACCTAACCCTAATCCAGAAGACCCAGTGGTGTTGCTTACCCAGTACTGGTAAGCGAACGTCACTTGGAAACTTTCAATGACGTTGTTTTTGCTAAATTCCATTTCTATGGGTCCTATGTCCAAAGGAAATGCATCAACAAACTTATATGACTTTAATGCCAAATTGTTGCGATCGTATTGTATCACCGCCAAATCTGCTTGGTATTGACTTGGAGAAGTTTTGCCTTGATTTGAAGCATTACCATTAATCATTTCACTCCATGATTCAAAAGCATTTCTCAAAGAGAATGATTCAGTATTATAAATTGAAATTGTCCAAGGTGCAAAAGTTCTTTCACCAGCCAAATATACATCACGACCTCTATATGGCGCATTTGCAGGTTGAATTGAACTTGCAGGAATAGACGCAGCATGTACTAAAAATGCTGCTTGTAAAGGGGCAACTGCGGTCCACGCATTAGTAACCCCAGGTGGAAAAGAAACTTCAACGCTAAACTGATTAGGTCTTGCGCCTCCTTGTAATTGACTTTTAAAAGCCGAAATATTTGCCACAGCAGCCATAATAATATCCTCTTTGTAATTAAATTAATTGGTAAAGGAGGGGATTCAAAATCCCCTCATAACTATATTTATACTAAATTAAACTTCAGTAAATGATGCTGCACCACTACGAGTAGCAACAAAGTTCAATGTAATAAAGTTAATTGAATAATTAGGTTGAATATATATATCGGCAACGAAATTATTACTCGCAATGACTTCATTAGTATTGTTCGTTTCATCGCAAACTACTTTGAAACTTTGAATACCTCTTCTGCCTTGTACATCGCGAAGGAATGGAAGAACCATGCCGATGAACAAATTGCGAGTAGTTGCATCATTAAATTCAAACAACATATACTTAGCAGCAATTGCAATAGATTTTTCAAGAACAATGAAGAGTCTTCTAACATTAATTCTATCAAAAGCACTTGGTTTTGCCAAAGCAGTTTTATCACCAAATAACAAAGTACCTTGACCTCTTTCAGTCAATACAGGATTTATTCTGGCTTGATATAATACATCACGATCAGTTCTATTATGGGGATTAAAGCCCAATTTAATGATGTTTTTAACCTGACCACGATTATATCCGGCTGGACTCCACCAAGGATCATTGGTATTGTCTGTTCGTGCCGTAATACCACCAATATCGCCGTTTAATGGCAACCAACGATAAGTATCATTATATAAGTCATATTGGTATTTTGCACCAGAATCAATAAACCCATAAGAAGAAGATGTAATTAAATCTGCAAAGTCTTTCAATGCGTAAGTTGCTTCAGAAGTAGCACCAACTACATATTCATCAGTAACAACACTTTGTGGAGAAATAAATGCAACACAATCCTTTCTGACTTCTGCAATATTTTGAATCAAATGGTTTGCCAAATCATAAGTAGTTTTGCCACCCAACAACAAAGAAATATCATAAAGTTCAGCATTTGCATATAAATCAAATGCTTCCATTATTTGACCTTCAGTAGAAATTGCGCCATTTGCACCCTTTGATAAAATTACAGTCAATGGATAAGTCAATCTATTAAAAGTTGTAGCATTTGCAACTGAACCCCAATTGGTCATACCAGAAGGAGCATTTGCCCACCAAATATATTTTGAAGTGTTATTAATAACATCAACATAATATTGAGTAGCACCAGTAGATGATCTTGCATTAGAAGCTTTTGATAAGAATGGGTATCTTTCAAGAACTGTTCCAGCAACACCAGAGAATAAACCAGCATCATCGGCAACAACTACATGTATATCATCATATAACCCGCCAACTTGTGCTGCATATGCACTTGTAGAAGGAGCACTATCAAAATCTTTGAAGTATTTCCATTTTACTGTAAAAGCAGAATCACTAGTTACTGGAGGATATTGTTCAAGAGTTATCAAAACAGTAGAATCTACAGATTGAATTCTGCCCAAAATTACACCAGCAGAATTGGCAATATAGTTGCCAACTTGGAATTGAGTATCAACAGAAAATGTAGTACCGGAACCAGAAAGTTGTTTTGAATTCACCAATCCGCCAATTGCAGAAGTACTTACAAGATCAGCACCAGTTTGTGCAAATGTAAATGTATATGTAGCAGGAGTAATAACAGTATGTACACCATTAAATCCAGGAAGTCCAGTAATTTTTACTACTTGACCAGCCAATAAATTGTGAGCATTTGGAGTAGTAATAGTAACAACATTAGATGTTCTTGCAACAGAAGTCATGGCAACATTTTTTGCTGATCTTACAGTGCCTACACCAGTCATTGACCATGTTGAAGAATCGGCAACATAAACACCAAGACCATTGCCCTTTGCTCCTGGAAATTTAGCAATAAATTCACCAGAATCAGATAAATCTACTGTATTAGTATCATATACAGTTTTATTATTAACAGTAGTTCTAAACCCATATGTATAAGCAGAAGTAGTAACAGTAACATGCGCAGGTTCTACCAAAGTCAATGCAGTATCTGATTGAACAGAACTAATTTGACCAATGATAACATTATTTGGAGCAATAAGATATTTTCCAACAATTGCTTCTGGGTCCCAGTTTGGAGTACTTGCGCCAGTAACAGCGGTAGAACCAGCAACTGATGTCACAGTACCTGCGCCAGCAATATCAGCAGCAGCGTTAGCAGCATTATACTGAGCAGTAGACGCAGCCCTTGTGAAAAGAATATTTGAACTATATGCCAGAAAGTTGGCAACAGTAAAAAAGCTTGTGAAAGTGTTTAGATTAGGTTTACCAAATGCAGCAACAAATTCATCTTCTGAACTGAATTGTGTCGGCTGCAATACTTGTCCCCATTCAGCATACCCTGCATGGGCTGCCGGACTAGTGGCAACGGCTGGTATTATATTGGTCATATCTCGTTCGGTGATGCGAACTCCAGGGGAGAGTTGAAATGAGCTGCTCATAAATATATTCCTCTTTGTTGTGATTAAAAAATAAATGTTTTTTGGTCTATACTACTATTTATATAAATTTAATTCTAGCAAGGAAAACTTGACTTTATGAAAAAATTCCTGTATAATTTAATATAAATACTTATATGCACAGAAAACTATCCTACTTTACTATATTTATACTGAAATAATATTGGGAAAATTATATGAAAGAATATCAACCATTTACATACTTAATAAAATTTAAAGAAACTGGACAACTTTATTATGGTTCTAAAACCGCAAAAGGCTGCCACCCAGATGATTTATGGACTAAATATTTTACCACATCAAAAGTAGTAGAAAGTTTAATATCAGAATATAACAAAGAATCTTTTGAAATAATCCATATAAAGCTTCATGCAACAAAGGAAGCAGCACTTAAATGGGAAACCATGTATCTTATTAGTGTGGATGCGGCTAGAAATGAAAATTATTTAAATAAAACTAATGGTGGTAATAATTTTGTAGGAATTTCTCATAGCGAAGAGTGGAAAATTGAAATGAGTATACGTAATAGCGCTGATAATAACCCATTTTATGGTAAAACTCATACGGATGAAACTCGAAATATACTTAGTAAAATAAACAGCGGCGAATCTCACCCACAGTATGGTACGCACCAATCGGATTCAGATAAACAATTGAAACGAGAATCCCATCTAGGAGAAAAATCGGTAAATTGGGGGAAGTTTGGAAAAGATAGTAACTCAGCAAAATCATATATAATAACTTTTCCAGATGGACATGAAGAAAATATTATTGGGTTAAATCAATTTTGTAGAGAATATAACTTACAACCATCTAGCATGACTTGTAGAGGTAAATCAAAAGGATTTAGATGTAGACATGCTGATTAAAAATCATTCATATCATTTATTCTACCTTGAATAAATCCCTGATAGCTTTCATTGGCATTTATCCACACACAATCTGGAGTTATAATTTCTTCTTCATAATGATAATCCGACTGCCCAAGTTCTATAAATCCAAATGGAACCATAGAATTTTCTAATCTCATAGCTTCTGCCGCATACATCTTCTGTCTTATATCAACATTTGTAAAATCGCGGAACCATTGTGTCTGCGCAAGCCAACCGAACATAACGAGGCACATGCACAAATCGTCGAAGCACTCAGAATCGGCTTGATAACTCTGCCTAATCATTACAAAAGTACTTATTTCAACAATAGTTTCAAAATCACTTATAATAATTGTGGAATTTTCCACAAGACTCTTCAATGATTGACAACCAACTCTTTTAGTTTTTGTGGTAGTTCGTACACCTGGAGTACCACATTTTCCCCATTCCGATATGATGTCCCTGTCGGCATATATTATATGTTCATATTCCAAATCATTGTGAAGTATTCCCACAACCTGTTCACCTAAGTCATTGGTTTCGACTAGCACATATGCTTCGTTGTATTTTTGTGCAATTTCTCTAATAATACTTGGGAAGAGTAATGGGGCAATATGGTCACAACGATATTTTCCAACAGTTTTATAAGGAGTACTTGTAACATCGAATACAATAAATGCGGAATAATCATTTCCAATACCTCTTGAAGTGTCTACAGTAAGCATGTATAAATGATCTTTTATAGGTGCTTCCAACATATCAAAATTATCTGCCGAATGTATTGGAGTAAGATATACCATATTTTTTATGTAATATGAAGATATAAGAGTATTAGAGCTACCCTGGAAGTCAGCTTCGTGCTCCTGAAGAAATTTTGCATCACCAAGAACCCTTCTTTGGTCTGCTGCCCATTTATCATCCCTTCCTGGAACAGAATCCCATTTTACAGAAACTGGAACAAATCCATTCCTTCCTTCGCAAGCTTCTGTATAAGTTTTATAAAAATGATTTAACCCACATGGAGTAGAGGCAATAATAATTTTAGTATTTTTACCAGAAGATAACGTTGGGTACACAGAAGTAAAAAACATCTCTGCATTATTTGTTGGTACGAATGCAAATTCATCAAGTAATAAAAGACTAATTGAATAACCACGAATAGAGTTCGCGGAAGTTGTTTCGCAGAACACCCTAGACCCATTTTCCAAAACCATAGTACTTTTATTCCATTCTATAAGTCCTGGCTGCAACCAATATGGAATATGAGAGTACATAGTTTGAATTTTATTCATTATCTCATAAGAAGTACCCCCTTTATTTGCCAAAATTGCCGAATCTTTATTTTGATGAAATACTGCATACCATATGAAATATGCGGCTGTACACATAGTTTTCCCAACTTGTCGGGCCGTGTTAAGAACTGTCTTAGAATTTTCATGCATTGTATTTATAAATTTTTCTTGATAACCATATAAATTGAATGGTACAAGCCCATGATCAATATGTACAATCTTAAGATAGGTTCTTATAAAGTAAATTGGATTTTGAGAGCATTTTATGTACTCATTTACTTGGTCTTCAGTAAATGATAATTGAACACCAGCACCTTTCAACCCAGCCCTATTTTTATAACATTTTTGTTGACCTTTAGGAACATCTTTTATTATAGGAGTATTCATTTATTTACCTTTTTCATATAGTTATACTATTATTTATATGAAAAAATAATGCTTGACAAATTTATATAAATACTTTATAATATTACATAAGAATTTAAACAACAAGAGGAAATAAAATGACAAATATTGTAGACGCAACACAAGATGAAGACTGCGAAGATTTAGAAGAATTGATCGAAGGACTTTTTGAACTACATGCTGCCCAGACAAAAGTACTAAGATGTCTTGAAGATAAGTTTGAAGATGCTCAAGAGTTTGAAACACTCTTTGCAACTGGGTTAGATAACATTTATGAAATTCAAGCACAACTTGACCAATTTTGGCCCGAAGGTGAAGGCATTGAACATTCAGAAGTAGAAGGAGAATAATAATGGGGCGACACGTTTATGAAATATTCGAAAATTTAACAAGTGCAAAGAATCCGACGGATGAAAAATTAGAAGATGCATTAAGAGCATATTCATTTGATCCTGTTATGAAAGGGCTATTAAATTTAAATTTCAATCCTAATTTTGAAGGTTTTGATCTCAACCCAGGAGTACCACTTTACTATATCAACAAAGCTATCCCAACTGGACAAGGTGGAGCAACGAATATAT